ACTTACGATCCAACGACCCGTGTTCTTAGTAGCAGTACTGGCACCGATGTAACGCTACCGGAAGCCACCATGCTGGCGGCTGGCTTGCTATCTGCCGCCAACCAAGCAAAGCTAGATTCTATAACCGTTGACCGCGCTACTCTAACTGTAGCACCAGTCCGAAATAACACCGGAAGCGCGATAGCCAAAGGCGTGCCGGTCTGCGTGACTGGCAGCAGCGGAACAACCAAAACCATTGCGCCGGCCGACGCTTCCCTGGAAGCCACTGCAGCCAATACGCTAGGCCTGACGCTGGAGGCCATCCCTGCCAATTCTGACGGTTTCGTCGTCACCGAAGGGCCGCTGACCGGTGTCAACACGTCTGGCCTGACAGAGGGCGGGCTGGTGTTCCTCAGCGAAACCACCGGCCAGCTCACCAGCACCAGGCCCACGCAACCGGCCCATGGGGTGGTGCTGGGGTGGTGCGTCAAGGCAAGCGCGGGAACGTCGGGGATTCTCTACGTCAAAGTTCACAACGGCCAGGAGCTCAGCGAGCTGCATGACGTCCTGATCAGCAGCGCCGTAACAGGCCCCCAGGTCCTGTGGCGGTCGTCGCTGACCAGCCCGTGGGGCAATCGAACCCTGACGGCTGGTGATGTTGGCGCCGACGCCACCGGCACCGCAGCAGCTGCCATCACTGCTCACCTGGCGGCGGCCGATCACACCTCCGTAACCCTCGGCGCCACCGTGGCCGATGTGCTGGGGCTGACGGGGCAGCAGTTGACCGCTGACGACCCAGGGGAAAGCGCCGATCGACTGTTGTTCTGGGATCACTCAGCCAACCGCTTGCGGTACCTGGCGCTCGGCGCCAACCTGACCATTACCGACACCACGATCGCCGCGGCTGGCGCCACTGGCCCAGGCGGCTATCCCGCGTTCTCAGCCCCGACCGGGTTCAGCGTCGGTGGATCGGGAACCGCCTCCATCACGCTGTCGTTCGCCACCGGCTACAGCCTGCCCACCACAGCTAGTCAGGCCAGCTGGGACGCGGCGGCAGGACTGGCGGCAACGGCGATCCAGCCAACTGACAGCCGCCTGACCGATGCCCGCGAGTGGTCAGCCGCCACGGTCACGCAGGCCGCGGCGCAGGCCGGCACCGAGACGACGCGACGGGCCTGGACGGTGGAGCGCGTCTGGCAGGCGGCGGCGGCATGGTGGCAGTCGATCAGTGGGGCCACGGGGCGATCCCTGGCGGGGGCTGCAAGCCCAGCGGCAGGGCGGACGGTGCTGGAGCTGGGGACGGCGGCAACCACGGACACCGGCACGACGGCCGGGAATGTGGTGGCCCTGGATGGCAGCGCACGCCTCCCAGCGGTTGACGGTTCCCAGCTGACCAACCTGCCGGGCGGCTCTGGCGGAGCCTCCAGCGCTGTCCGCATCGACTCCACTTCCACCGCGAACACCATCTACGTCGGCACGGCCCCGGCTGGTTCCGGCGAGGCTGCGGCCGTGTGGTCAATCACCAGGACCCAGTTCAGTGCTGCCGGAGTCCAGACCGGCAGCAGCACTATCACGGCTGTCACCTGGACAGGCCGAACCACTCACACCTACCCCTGACCCCATGGCTATTCAGAACCCGCAACCGGATGGCCCAGATGGGTCGCAATGGCCGTTACTGGCACCATCGCTGTCGCTGCAGGCCAGGGCCGAGGGCCCAGTAATAGCCGTATCACTGGCTGTTACATTGACCCCGTATCAGGAAGGCGACGATATTCAGATGCTGCCGGCAGGACAACGGGTTTTAATCTGGGGAGATGCCGTCGAGGCCTCGAAAAACGATCCTAAGCTGGCTAGATTCTTGAACGCCATTGAGGCGGCCGGTCAAGCGTACCTTTCGGAGGTAGTCTAATGCCTGACATTAGAGGTGCTGCGTCTACAGATTATTCCCTGAGCTCCACATGGGTTGGCGGTGTTGTTCCAGGCCCGGGAGATATTGCATATGCTAACGGGAACACGATTCCGATCAGCGACTTCAGAATTGCGCAGGCGATCAGCAACGCCAGCGGATCCGGCATTGTTGCCGGCGGTAGTTTTACTCTCGTCAATGGCGCAAATCTCACCTGCACAAATGCTAATGGTGTCGTGCAAGGCGCCACGGCCACAAGCGTTCTAAGCATTAACCTTAGCCCTGGACAATCTGCGACGTTGACAGCATCGCAATCTGCGACGCCAGCCAGTTCGACGACCGCAATATCCCTCACAGGAGCGGGTACGATCAATTTTACCGGAAATTACACGGGTGGCGTTAATGCAAGCTTAACGATAAATGCTGCTTTTGCCGGCACGCTAAACGTCACCGGCAACTTTACCGGGGGCACTTCCGCGAGTATACCGGGGATCTCGTTGAATGGCTCTGCTAACTGTGTCATCAATCATGTCGGAACGCTCCTAGGTGGTACCGTAGGCCAGACGTTTGGCCTACTTGTTAATGCTTCTTTTTCCGGGAGCTGGACAACCACTGGCGGCGCTACAGCCAGTGCTTCCGCAGCTGCATTTTCCAATAGCAGCACAGCTGGATCTGTAACAATCAACGGCGCTCTTACCCCTAGCACAGCCCAACCGGCTATTGCCGCAGGCGTTGTCGCTCAAAGCACACGGCTGACCGGGCCTATGCTGGTTGCGTCTAATGGCGTAGTAGCTGTAGCCGCTCTCACCTGGCGAGCTCCCGCCGATGCGCCGCCAACATCATTTAATGTGTTGTCGGTATCGGGTGCAACTCGCACTTTGTATTCGGCTGAAAATCTTCCCGCAGGAGGCTATCCCGCTACAAATAACGTTCGTAGTCAAATTGTCTACGGGCCAACATCGGAGCTGACGGGAACAATGGCTGTTCCGTCGGCGGCAAACGTAGCGCTCGGTGTTGCTGTGGACAACACTGTGGGGACTGCTGTACTGACACAGGCCAACGTGGTAACAGCCATGGGCCAGTTTGCATCCGGCAGGCTATCGAATGTGGCCACGGTGGACACCACCGGAGCACAGATTCAGGCGGCGGTCTCGGCATGATCTACAGCAATCGGACTCCGTACAGCCCTGAATGACCTACACCAAGCGCGAACAAATCGTCGCCGCCGTAGCTGCCAAGGTCGCCACTGTGCCAGGCGCGAGCCACTGGCGCAGCCGCGCCGAGGCGATCATCCGGGCCGAGGCTCCGGCAACGGTCACGGTGCCAGCTCGCAATGTCCCTTCGACTCCCCAGGTCAGCACCTGCCGGGTCGACAACACCCTGACCATTCAGGTTGCGGTGAACACCAGGGGGGCAGTCCCCGATCAACTGGCAGATCCGATCCTGGCGGCCATCCATGCCACCCTGATGGCCGACCGCACCATCGGTGGGCTGGCCGTGGGCATCACGCCAGGGCCAACTGATTGGCAGCTGGAGAAAGGCGATCTGACCAGCTGCTGGACTATTCAGGACTGGATTGTTCAATATCGAACAGCCCCAGAATCCCTAGCCTGATACCAACACACCTAGAGCGGAATGGGACAGTACAACAAACGTGCGCTGATGGCAGCCATTGAAAGCCCCTACGGGACCAGTGCCAATCCTGGCGGCACGGCTGCCATCATGGTGAACGATGATCTTCAGATCACTCCGCTGGATGCGGATGAGCTGGAGCGCACAACGCTGCAGCCGCACTTTGGTACGCGGCGAAAGTCTCTGATCAACCCAAAAGTTCAATTTAGCTTCTCGGTTGATGTTGCTGGTAGTGGAGTAGCCGGCACGGCGCCTAAATGGGGCAGGTTGTTGCAAGCTTGTGGGTTTGGTGAGACTGTGGTAGCAAGCACCAGTGTCACGTATAACCTGAAAACAGATAATGCCGACATCGCCGGTCTAACCATGGTTGGCTTTATGGACGGACAAAGACACCTAGCAACAGGCTGCAGAGGTTCGGCTCAGCTTATGGGCAAGGTGGGCGAGTTCTTCCGTGTCATGTTTAACATGACCGGCATTTATGCGGCGCCAACGGATGCAGCGCTACCCTCCGCGACGTTCGGGAACCACGTTGACCCACTGCATGTCAGCAATGTAAATACTACTAATTTACTGGTTAATGGTTGGAATGGCGCTTGCTTAAGTGAGTTTGACTTCAATCTAAACAATAGCACTACCTATAGGGAGCTGGTTGGCTGTACCAAGCAAGTCCGAATTAACGACCGCCAGGCTAACGGCAAGATCGTGATTGAATCGCCATCCCTGTCAGCCTACAACGCTTTCACGGCTGCAACCACCAGTGCTATCGGCACGGTTAGCTTTAGCCATGCTGACAGCGCTGGCGGCAGCTGCACAGTAACCGCACGCTGCAACTTTGGGGCACCCACTTATACGGACATGGACAACATTACGATGATAGACGTCCCTGTAGGACTGGTTCCAAGCACGGCAGGGAATGATGAACTCACACTCGTCTTCACCTGATGACAGTTTTTACCGCTTATCGATACGATCACGTCATAGCTGAGGCGTGGGCCGGCACTTGGCGGTTATCTGCTGCGCCAGATTTCAGGGTTAATTTATACACAAGCTTTACATTCAACGGAACCCACACCACCAAATCAGCAGCAGAGACTGGCGCTACTCAAGTCGCCACAGGAGCAGGTTATACGCAAAACGCGAAAACTCTTGACGCTGTAACTTTTGCCCCATACAACACCACTGGCATTGCTTTTAAAAGCAACCCTGTAATTTGGTTTCCTCCATCGGGGACAACGCTAACCGCAAGGCACGCCTTGATCTATGCAAACGGAACCACAGGGGCTAAGCCATTTTTGTACATTGACTTCGGGCAATCTATATCAGCACTCTCCCCTCTGCCACTGATCATCGCCCCACCTGATAGCGGCTGGTTCCGCCAGGCCTGGAGCACCTAGACTGCCTTTACCCTCAACACAACCATGGCATTCAAGCTAGACAAGAAGCCCTATTACAAGTGGCCGGTTGAGTTTGAAGTGCCAGTTGATGGTGGTGCCTGGGAAAAACAAAGCTTTGACGGTCATTTTGCCAGGCTTGGCCAGGAGCGAGTTGAGTATCTTACGGAGGCGTACACTAGAAGGGTCGAAGAACTGAAGGCTGGGATTGAGCTTGACGAAGAGCTGGCGGCTTTGACGCCTAAGTTTATTGCTGGAGAAATCTTAATAGGATGGGACAATATTCTTGATGATGATGGTAACGAGATCCCTTGTACGCCAGCGATTAAGGAGCGAGTGCTTGAGGTTGAAACCGTGGCTGCTGCAGTGATCAATGCATGGTCAGCCAGCCTGCAGGGTAGTGCCGCAAAAAAGCCAACCTCCAAGAAATCGCGAGGCATTGGCTAAGCGGCGGTCGCAATAAACTGGCGGAGGATGCTGCGGCGCATGGCATTGAGCTGCCAGCCGAACTGCTAGCCGATCAAGACTGCTGGGTATGGCCGGAGAACTGGCCGGCCCTGCTGATGTTCCTGCGAATGGAGACGCAATGGCGCATCGGCCTGAACGGCCGCGAGGGCCTCGACTACCGGGTGCTGGAGTGGCTGTTTAGCCTGTACCCAGCAGACGATCCGCGCCAGCTGTTGGAGGATTTACGGGTGATCGAGGCCACGATTCTGGAGGCTGACCGTAATGGCTGATATGTCAGCCCTGCTGCGGATCATCGCCAGGGCGGAGGGCAAGGAGGCCATCGAGGGGGTTGCCAGATCACTGGGTAACCTGCAGCGCTCTGGCGCCAACACCACGCGGGCGCTGGAGGGGATCGCCAGCTCAGCCGGCGGCCTGGCGGGCTCCATGCGGTCCTTGGTGCCGCTGCTCAGCGGGGCGG